GGCTTCGTTCATGTTGTGTACTCCGGTAGTGTTGCCATCCGTGGCTGGTTTAGTGTTTAAGTTAAACGTTTACGACATAATCAGTGACGTAGTTATAATCTTGGTCATAGATCACAACAGACCCAAAACGATCAGAGCCTTCAGGCGGATAGATTGAGCCGATAATATCTAAAGGACAGCCAGCGTCTTTTAAAATGGCTAGAGTGTTTTCTTCTACATACTTGATGAATGTTTCTGCGTTCATGTTGTGTACTCCGGTAGTTAAGGCCATCCGTGGCTAGTTTAGTTTTAGTGAAAGACAATGTTACCGTCAATCATTTCAGCTTTAGACCAATCGCTCTGCAAAGCTGCCCAGTCTTTCTTGCCAGTGTAGTGAGCACCGTTAGTGCAGCGATATGGGAAATCTCTGAATTCGTTGACGTAGTTTACAATTCTTTCTTCCAACGTGAATACTTCCTTTGATGTAAACTCGCCAATGTATTGGTCATATGGCCCATTATGTAATACGAGGGCGGCTGTGACGTTATATTTACCGTCCGCCTTAAGCGTTACATAAACAGTACTGTACGCCATAAGGACAGAGCGAACGTCTTCTTGTACCGATTGTGGAAGATTATTAAGTTGCATAATTAATTACCTTGATGAATGAATGTGGACACATCATACCATACCTACCGCCCTAGTCTAATACCGTGTTGGAATAAGAAAGGGATTCTTTATAACTCTTTGGTGTTGAGCTTCTTCCTTCATTATATGCAAAACAAAAAGAATAGATAAAAACACAAATACAGACACGATGCAATAATCATGCCAACTATCAAAACAACAAAGACACTAAAGGAAGCATCAACTACGGTTATATAATCCGGCGCTCTGCCAGTGTGGACGCTGCATTGCTGTAGCTGGTGGCGTATGGTGTGGCGTATGAGAGATTACACGCGCGCGCCCGCGGTAATAAAAAGGGGGGCATGGGGGAATTTTCAGCCAGTACATATACGATAACCACTTCAGATTTTTGTGTCAAAAACCTCTGATATTTCTCTCACACTCAAAGACCCCAAAGGGACTTAAAGACTAAGGTAGCGAGGTTCAACGAAGTCTTTAAGTCCCTAGAGGTACACCGAGGATCACCTCCATCGTCTTGCGTGAGAAACTATCCCTGCTGGGCCAGAGCTACTGGTAGAAGTGTAAGTAATTGTGTAATCATTCTGTAGTACGGGGTCTGTGGTGGTACATGCAGTGAGCAGTACAAGCAGTACCCCTAAGAATCCTTTAGTCATCTTGAGTATCCTCTAGTAATCTGACAGGCTCCTAAGATACCCTTAAGGTAAGCTAACAGGCTCCTAAGATAACCTCCCTATACTATAGTATATCAAAGGGGGTCTTAGTCTTAAGGGTACATTAAGGAATTATCCTTATCTAACAGTCACTTACAGTTGCTCCGACAGGAGCTAGTTCTTGTACATTTAACACCCAACATTTAGGGATAGCAATGTAAGAACTTCCTTCTTCTAACTCCTCATTCATGTCTTCCAGAGTACCATTCTTCAGTATCATAGACCTCATCACAATGAGCTTGTCATCATTATCAAGTACAAGGAACCCTACATCCTGACAGATAGCACAGTCATGTTTAAGTATGTCTTCAACATTCGTCCAGCTACCATCGGACTCTTGAGCGTCCCTCCACGTTACAACTACCATTGGTATATCTGCTATATCCATGTGTTACTCCTCTGGGGTGCATTAACATTGTACCCATTGCTGAACTTATCTAACTCATCCATCAACAGGTGGTGTTGTCTTTCTTTCATCTCTTCATCAACATCTGCTGCCATCTGTTCTACCCAGTAGGCAACACCCATTGCTAGAGCATCTAGTCTATCATCATGGGCTAAGGCTCCACGTTGTTTAGTTACCCTAGTCATCTGATAGGTCAGCATGTATCTCTGAGCTTTCTCTGGAGGATGATGCTGTACGCTATCAAAGTCCTCTTGGATAACTTTAGGATCTATAATCAACTTGTGTTGGTTCATCACTGGCTCTAGGGTATCAATGATCCGTAGTTCCTTCTGCTTACTGTGACGTACCTCTTCTGTTGTAACGGGGTATATCTTCTTCAAGATAGGTTTAAGTAGCTCTGTAAACATACCATCACCAAAGTTACTCTCAATGAGTACCATGTTGACCTTGTGTTCCTTCGCTAACGTAGCTAGTTTATTTAGTGTAGGTTCACTATAGCCACCCTTAACACCCCCGCAAGCTGCAACATAAAGAAAACCATTAAGCATCTTTACGACAGCGAAGGCAGTTTCATCCTGACCACGACCAGATGGATCAATAACAAGTACAGAGCCATCGTAATCAACGTAGGAGCCCACGGTTGCCTCGGGAGCGAAGAATCTATCTCCACTAAGGCCAACGTTAGGGATGTCTTTAATCTCCTTCATAACGCCATACACGAGCTTCTCAGGGGCTTGGTCTTTATCAACTGACATTATCATCAAGTCTGAGAGCTTAAGTGGGTATCTATCTATGTCACTCATGGACGTATCAAGCATGAACTGCAAAGCAAAGCCTGACTTACCATAACTGAGTTCCCTCTCTAGGAGGTCATCATCATCAAATCGCTTAGGATCCACTGGTTGGCCGTCTAAGGGATTCTCTGATTCACCCATAGCTTCCCATAGCAAAGGAGCTAATCGCTCACCATAAGCCTTCTCGGCTGTCTCAGCGGCAGGATACCTTGCTGGCCACACCCTCATCACGTATCCACGCTCAGTTAGAGTGTTATAAAGACTCATCTCACACTGAGGTGTACCAAGATAGAGGATTTTACCTTCAGGTTTTAGTACAGCGTCAAATTCCTTTACTGCTTCCCCTAGTTTTTCTCTCATCATCTGTGTCATCGAGTTATTAGGTACTTCGATGTCGTCTGCGATGATGAAATCAGCACGACTGCCCGTCAACTGGCCAGTAATACCTACTGATTTAACAGAGGGACTACCACTAGCCAGTGCGGGTCTTACATCAAACGCGATCTTACTCCACCTTTGCTCACTTGTAGCTATGAGATGTTGGCATATTGGGAGTTCTAAGATCAGACGTTGTGTGAATGTCGAGAAATCATCAGCTCGTTGCTTAGATGCTGAGACCACCATAAACTTCTTCTGGGGATCAAGTAGAAGTTGGTGTACGACAAACGCGGCGGTGATATAGGACTTCCCTACACCCCTAAAGGCTTCTATGATTGACCTTCGGGGGCAGTTTTGGATGAAGTCTGCCATATCATATTGTACGGTTGTTGGATCAGGCAGGTTCAGGTGTTTCCAGACGACATACATGAAGTTCCGGAAGTCCTTGAGTTGCTCTGGTACGTTATCCATTACGGCTCCTGTTACTCTTCACACTTGAGATGCGAAGGTTACTATAAGAATTATTATGTGGGTTACGATCCTTGTGATCTATGTCTTTACCCTTGATAGCCATCTCTCCGTGTTTCTTACGCATGTTGCGTCTAGCTTGTTTGCGCTTATCATTGCGTTTACGTTGCTCTGGCTTCTTGTGGTAGTTTTCATATTCTGCTTTATAGTCTCTGGACATACTAGTGTGCCTCCTCGAAAGGAAGACCAGTCAGTAAGTTAGCCATAGGCGAGTCTGCCATGATGACATCACTGCTTGCTCCGTTGTCCTTAAGGAACTTAACGGCTACTGAGAGTTCAGCAGAGGTAGCTTGGCCTGACTTAACACGCTCTAGTAGTTCTTTAGTTACACTTTCGTGTAGGTCGTTTAGTACATCTTTCATTAATAACTCCAAATAACGGGTGTGCCTTCTCTTGTGTCCACATGGACAAAGGTGTTAGCGATCCCTATTCCTGTGAATCCCATCGCAAGCGCATTTTCTACGATAGTGTAGCGATTAGCACCGTTGAGTATTAAGATGTCAGCAGCGATACCTTGCGTATGCGTACCACCCTTCTTTTTCTTAACTTCAACACTGTGTGAGATGTCACGATAACCAGACGTAACGTGAAAAGGAAAACCACAAGCTTCCCTAAGTGCGTCTAGTTTATGGATGAATTCTATATCCATCTGGTTGTTGCCAGTCTCCTGACAATCAAAGTCTATGTAGTTGAAGTACTTAAATGTCATACTTTCCCCTTCATAACTTTAGCTATCTTCTCACCACTACGTCCTGCAACATAGCCACCTAGACCGAGCTGTAAGAGCATCCACGCCTCGTCTTTTAGAGGGGTTGCTAGTAAGCCTAGAGAGTCACCAACGGCTAGTGTGAGGAAGGTAAGCATGGTGATGGGTCGCCAAGCAGCTACAATGAAGTGTTCACTCTTCGCTTCCGAAGACACTATAGCTTGCTGGCCTTTAATCATTTCCTTTTCGTAATCAAAAACACGTTGCATGGCTGCGGCTTGAACATCTAAAAGGTGTCCTTTGGCTTTTAATCGTTCATCATCGCTGGTGTGGAGTGCATCCACTAAGTCAGCAGCAGGTTTAAAGATACCTGCAATGAGTTCTGTTACGCCCATATTATACTCCTAGTAATTTTATTAATGAGACCAAACCTAGTTGCTCACTGAGGAAGCAAATTACACCGCCTACGACAAACCATTTGATTTGAAGGAGGGATTTATTAATGGCATCAAGTTGATCTTTTAGTGCTACTGCGTTCTGTTGAAGTACCTTGAGCTGGCCTTCGTGAGAATCAACACGCCATTCTAGGCGGTCTATTAGTTGTTTTAGGTTGTCCATTGGTTATCCTGTTATGCTGCTATTTCAATCAACGTCATTGTGATGGGGTTTACAGCATTACACACTGCAACCTCTTTACCAGATACGGTTGATTTAGCGTTTAGTTTATAAGACACTGCACTACTACTTGCTGGTGAATCCAAATATGTAACAGAAAGTGTACCTGAAGCTATGTTATTGCCTATCTCTCTGATTGTTTGTAGACCGTGCATAAGCTCAGTAGTTTCTCTTTCGACTTGATAATAAGCTTCATAAGTAGGAGATGAGTACATACCCCACTTACCACCAGACACTAGCACCAGTACCTTACTTGTGTCTGATGAAGGTGTTATACTTTTACTGAAAACTTCTACAAAAGAAGTGCTATCTATATTTGTATCTGTTATATATTTCTCACTTACTACCTGTAACACCTTACCACCCCCAACATCGTCAAGGAGTGCTGAAGGAATAGTACCAGTGTCATCAAGATTAGCTGGGTTTAATGTAGAGGTACTCGTAAGTACCCCTGTTGCGTCAAAGCTTGCTAAGGTTCTTGCCTTAGTCATAATATATTACCTCGAAATTTATTTAACTTTTATGTTAATGTCAGAGACCCCCTAAGGGTTCCCGATGTCCATGTTGTTTCTTGAGGTTTTATTATAGTTATTAAGTGCCTCTACTTATTAAGATTAAATAATAAGTTTAAAGCCCATAAAGTAGGTGTTATTTGCTGAGTTGCTTACGCTAGTAGCAACACCTGAATTTTGATATATTTCCATTTCAAAATAATCATCTACATCTGCATAGACAATAGTAGAGACACTAATACCGTTGTAATGGTCGTGTTCAATGCTATTCAATGCTAATGTATTGGTTCCGTTTAATCTAATACGCACGCGAGACATGTTAAAGTCATTCAGACTTGCCCATGCTACCTGTGCCTTTAGATAATAATATCCTGCAACTGTGGGAGTAAACCTGTTGTTAGCAAATTTATTATTCGTATCATAACTTTCCCCATCCAAAGTAGCGCGTACCCAAGTAGCTGACCCTACCTGTTGTTGGCCACTTAAGAACGACTTAAACATAGGTGTATTTACACCATCGGGTGTTTCAATATGATCTAGGAGTTCGGTTGGAATAATACCTGTTGCGTCAAGAGTGGCAGGATTAATATTTGTTGTATCAAATCTTGCTAGTTTATGTGCTTTTGTCATATAATAAGTTCCCTACTAATTAAGTTTTAAATTAAATTACTTGTTAATGCTCCAGTTAAAGGTGCTGTTAATGCTCTTGTAGTTCCGAAAACGGTTGAGTTTAAGGTGACTACTTCACGGCTGTAGATTCCCCAAGCTGGGCAAGGATCTTTGATGAGAGTGCCATCGACTGTCCAGTTACTCATTGTTATGAATAAATCGTACTTATCATAGGTAGTAAGAAGGTTTAGCACATAAGTGTTAAGGGTATACACATTACCTGCACCACCATCAGCAGCTGGCCCACCCTGAGCAAAGGGATTTGAGCCTATTTGGTGACCAGCATCATCATCGTTGACATAATTATAAACACCGTCTCGGTCAGTACAGAATACTGGAGAGAATGCTACATAAGCACCTAAACTATTAAACTGCTCTACAACAACAGTATAAGTGTCGCCGAGGAGTGTTCGAGTAAATATTGTACTAAAATCAAACTGAACAT